AACTAGCATCAGCAGATTGTCCTATGGAATACTTTACAGCATTAGCTATTTGAGAAGATAGATTTGTAGGTACGTTTCCAGTGATGTGTGTAACTGTAGCACTAAAATATATTGGTTTTAAAATTGGACTATCCCAATAGATATTAAAAGTTGTACCGTCTACCTGCGTTATTGGATAAACATTAGTATTAGGATTAATGTTTACAGTAGGTACGGATGTATACCCTGTGCCTGCTGATGTAACAGTAAATCCAGTAATTTGACCTGTTGTGGCACTAAAAGCTGCGGTTGCAGTAGCACCAGAACCTCCTCCTCCTGTAATGGTAACTAAAGGTGCATTGTAATAGCCTGAGCCACCAGATCCTAATGTAATAGATCCTAATGTGGTACCAGAAAGAACTGCTGTACCTGATGCACCTGATCCTGAATTAGTCTGACCACATCCAGCATTGCGTTTGTTGTATACAACTTGAGCTATATTATGTGCTAAAGTGAGTCCGTTGGTTTGGACAGTAGATAGCGATGAGCTTGTAGCTACAATAACCCATATACTATGTGGAGGTATGCCACCTGCCAAAGTGCTAGTAGCTATGTTTGTAGTGTTTTCTTGTACATTAACATAGGTTACGCCTTGTATGCTTAATAAACCTCCGTAAAGGCCAGCCAAATAGCCTTTGCTGGGCAATGAAACTGAATTAGAACGACGTAATCTTAATTGTGCATCCGTTTCTTCGTTTTGACCTAATAAAGTATAAGTAGAGGAATTATTTACCGAGCTAACACCATTGGTTACACTTACTACTGTTGTAATTGTATTTACCGGAGAAGATACGGGTCCTATTAACGATGACTGAAATACAACATTAGTTATGGTAGTAGCCGAATTTGTACTAGCCGTAAGTGTTTGAGTAGTAAGTAATTGGTATTGGTTGCCAGAACTATCAGCTACAGTAAAAGGAGATGTTGGCTGTTGATCTATACCATAAAGTGTAACCGTTTTAGATATTACTACATCTATAGGTTGCTGGGTATAAGTACCTGCTAAACGTACTACGCCATTGATAGCACAGCGTTGATCTAATGTAACACCTATAGCCTGATCAGGATCAAAAGAAGTATATGCAGTAACTATTTGCTCTAAAACATCCAGTTTAGCTTGAGCAAAAATATTGATTAAATTGGCATCAGGAGAATTAGGCTGTACGTTTGCTCCCGGAAATATTGTTAAATAACCAGGGAAATCTACAGAACCGTATTCTATCTCACTGATTATTTGATCAATGGTTTGGATTTGTAAGCCGGATATATCAAGTGTGTTAGGAATAGGTATCGGTAGCTGGACTATGACTTATATAGAAATCGTAGTCGCGCTGGAAACGCTGGTAGAATAAATTGTGGAAATGTTGTAAGTTAAGGTCAACTGCCGTGTGGCATTGTTAAGGCTATAACTAACAGAGTTAATATTTATAACTCCATAACAATTAGCTATAATGTTACGAGTTTGGGCTAAAATTGCAGATTCTGTTTTTTTGTTACCTAGAAGATTAATCCAATCTATGCCGAAATTGGTATACCAAAAAGCGTCATTTAAAAAGGTATTGAGAGCAGTTTGTATGTTTAAAGCTATAGCATTATTGCCTGTTGTATAACTAGACATACCTTGTCCAAACAACCAATCACCTGTAGAAGAAATTATGTTAACAGTAGGAGCATAGGTATAACCTGTACCACCATTGGTTACGGTTATAGTGCCTACTTGCCCTTGTATAATATTAGCTTGAGCTGTAGCACCTGTGCCATCTCCAACTAAGGTAATAGCAGGGGGACTAGAATAACCATTACCATTAGTAAGGGGTATAATTTGTCTTACTACACCACCTCTAACAAATGCAACAGCCTCCGCACCAGTACCACTGGTTGTCAGACTTCTAAATATCATTGAGGGTGAACTCATTTAAGAAGGGCGTTTATGGCTGTTGAAGCGGTTGTTATTTGTGTAGTGCAGTCAGGACCTGTTTTGCTGTTTAATGCAGTTAAAGCAGATACTACGTCTTGAAGGGCAGTCAATAAACTCGTTGTGGCATTAGAAATGCCTATTTTGGTGGTTCCTAATGACAATAAGGGGCCACTAGGACCAGAAGACCCATAAACCTGCGTATCAGTAGTGGAATAGCTAGAAAGGGAGTTATTTTGGCTTCTAAGACCTATTATGGCTATAGCATCCGATAAGTTGTGCAATCTGTTGCTATTGGGAGGTAATCCTGTGGTACCAGACAACCACCAGTTATCCATATCTCTGTCTAAAAATATTAACGCACAGGTATCTCCAGTTTTTACAGGAAACGTAATTGCTCCACCCCCTCCACCCAAACATACTACGGGTACATTATATAATGGTGGATACTGTGTGGTTACTGGAGTATTTGTTGTATCAGAATTGGTTAAATACTGAAGAACTATAGCCATATTGATACTTATGTCCGCAGTCTGCGTTGCTGGATAAAATGTCGTAATTGTTCCTGTTTGAGCACACGCCAAAGCACTCATTATTTCCCTAGTAACTTGATTAAATACAAGTTTAAGATCAGGTTTTGACCTTGGTAAACTAAGAGAAATGTTTGTTTGCTGTGACATATTATTCTGGTGTAACAGGGTTACCAGTTAAAGTTGTAGCACCATTAGGTCCTAAATAAAGGTTAACAGTAGTCGTCAAAGGACCATTAACCGAAGGAGATATGATACCTTCATGTGTAATACCTTGAATTGGATAAATGTTATTATAAATAGGAATATCCTCACTTATTAATTGAACTTGTTGTCCAATAGTTAAACGAGGTTCAAATAGCATCTTTACTTGAATAAAATTACCCTGACGCATAGGTATATCAAGTAATCCAGTAGCTGAACTAATTACAAAAATTTGATTGTTTAGTTTAAAACAATCGTTGTTACCAAGCACTTTTAATTGGTTGTTATCAATTGTAGCATTAACACCTACAGGTAATAGGTTTTGTATAAGACTATAAGTCGGACCGCAAAATACAGAAGCACGTTGATTAACAAATTTAGGCAATGTTCCTAAAATGGGTGTTGGAAATGTTTTAATTAAATCAGAATTAAGTCTGATTATGGTATCACTTAACAAAGCACCAGGTGATAATGTAAAATTAGAAAAACTATTTGATTGAGCAAAGCCACCGTCATAAGCCTCAATTTCAGTAACAATGTTGTTTCTACCCACCCTAGAACTATAAGCCTGACGTACAGTACCGTTAAATATTAATGGTACAAATTGATCTTTATATCCTGCCCTAAATTGTATAGCTGCATAATCAGCACCATTAAACCATTCTTTGTAAATGATGTCTCGTGTTTTTTCCGCTAAGTTATATATTTTAAAGTTAGCGGTTTGTGCTGTAGCTAAATTTTCACGTTTAATTGTAAACTCTACAGTAAAAGGTAAATCAATTGTTACGCTTTGTGTGGCATATTTTTGAAATACTTGATTATTAGGTACAGTACTTCCATTAGCCGTTGTAGGTTTACTATAAGGGCCAACTTCACAAAATAAACTATATGTGCGGTTAAATTTCAATTACCTACAAAGATTTGAGTATTAATTTTCTCAACTTCAGACGGAGTTAATAAATACAAATTAGCGTACCCGTTTTGAAAATCATTTGCGTTTAATGGTTCATATCCATTAGTAGTTACACACGCTATTCCGAAACTGAATAATGTTCTAAACTGATTTAGTATATTTGGAAACGTAGTAACTCTCATTGAGTTAATGACAAAAGCAGGGCTTTGACCATTCCAACTAAGATTAAAATACCATCCACTTTGATTAGGTCGATATGATAAAGTCATAGTCGCAGTAGTACCATCAGGTATAGCTATGCTAATGACTTGGCTAGGAGTATTATTTATGCCTGATATTAGTTGCATATTAAATCTTACTATCTTTAAGCCATTTTTGATATATTTGATCAGCAGCTTGGCTAGATAAAGTTACTTGTCCTATGTTTCCATTAAGAGAAGGATTAGCTTCTGTTTGCTGAAAAATTAAACGGCCAGCAGCTAAATCAGGATTAATTATAACCTGACTTGCTAATCTTATTTTTTTAAATGTAACACTAATGTCTGTTATGTTTGTAGTAGTGGCATCTTGGCTAGGCTCACATGACTCAATAGCCATATTGGTAAATATACCCCAAGGAGTTTCTACTGTAAAAAGAACTCTGCCATTCCAAAGTTGGTAAAGAAATCCAACAATGTTTTGCTGACGTAAATTAGGATTAGCTCCATCTATATTTGAATTACCAAGATACCATTGATATAAATTAGTAGTGTTTGCATTAATTGCATTAGCAGTAGGAGCTGTAGACGATAAAGCAGCTTGCGACGAACCAGGTGTCTGCGTTGGTATTAATGGAGTATTTAAAGGTAAAGCAGCAGCAGATTGTACGGGTGCATTACTAATCAAAGGAGTTTGGTAAGCTATAATACCAATAGAACCTTTAAGCGTAACCTTTTCTGGAGATAAAGATATTTGATCATGTATAGCTGAATTATTTTCTAACCAATGATCTGTAATCTCAGACTTAAACTCTAATCTTTCTTCTCCACGTATATCAAAAGTTAAACCAGCTATGCCATAAGGCAATGGAGATGGATAAGCATATACCGTTTGCTGTACAGGAGTAAGCGATGAAAAGTAACTGGCTTGATCACTAGGTATAATATTTGTTGCCATATTAGAACGCAGTTGAGCCTATCATACTTAAATCAGATACAGATCCATAACTGTTAAATAGACCTTTACTGATTTCTTTATGCATTTCCTTAATTACTGCATTAGGATCTCCAGCACCATTAATTTGTACAGAAATTGTATTATTATTAGTATTGTTTGAAGTAGAAGAAGAGCCAGAAGGTAAATTTTTATTTAAATCTGCGCTACCACTTGCACTTGCAAATGGATTATTAAATGCAGTTCCGGCTTTAATATCTCTCATTAAATCATGGAATATCCTAAATGGATTAATAAATTTATCTATTTGATCTCCTATTTTTGATAACCATTGACCAAAAGAACTTTTATCAAAATCGTTCAATAAATCTATTACTTTAAGAGATATGTCAGCTATGTCGTCTAATAATTCAGCAAAACCTAAAGCTGCCGGTGCTAACATTGTTCCTATTTTTTGAGCAACTGCACCAAACTTGTATTCCATTATACCCATTGCCTGATTAACTTTATCAAAAGCTTGTGTATCTTTTGACGATAAAGTCATGCTCTCTTTCAATTGTTTAACTGAAAGATCGGCTCTTCTTAACATTTGAAAAGTAGCGTCGTTTATACCTAATTGAGCTGTGAGCTTTCTGCCCATTGCTGCTGATATACCACTACCTTCTTTTATATTTTCATGTATTTGGGTAAGTACATCTAATGGATCTTGGTTAGGATTAATTCCTAATAAATTCCAAGGTGCCATGTTTCCTTGACCCAACTGTATGTCGGTTTGTGCTTTTTGTATGTTACCAATAGCATCTGCAACATCTTCACCTTTAGCACCAAATTGTGAAGCAGCTAATTGCCATTCTTGCAGAGATTTAATTGATACCCCTGTAGTTAAGTGAAATTGAAACAAACTTTCACCAGCTTTTGTGGCGTATTGTGAAATTTTAGTTAACCCAATAACCGCACCAGCAAAAATACCACCAGCAACAGCAGTAGCTGCACTAACCTCTCCAAATGCTCCTGCTAAATCGCTTACACTTACTTTTCCTTTAGCAATTTGCGAAAATAGTTTAGCTCCAGTTTTTAACTGTAATTCATCAGCTTTCTGTTTAACACTTTGTTGCTTATCTGACTTATTTTTTAATAGTAAATGTGCTTTTTCAGCTTCATCTCTTTTTTTAATATCAATAGCATAATAGGCACTAGATGGACCTGTTTTTTCGCTATATTGAGTCCAATCAGCTTTAGGACCTATTGGGTTTTTGTAAGGACCAGTTTTTTTATTACCAGAACCTTCGCTATTACTACTACTCTTAGTAACAGCAATGGGTACGTTTAGTTTATTTAAAGCAGCAGGAATCTTGTTTAGATTCTTTACTAATAATTCAGCAGCAGTTGCAGCGTTGTTTAAGCGCGTGGTAAGACCATTAAGGCTTTGTTGATTATCAACCTTAAGCCCTATTTTTACGAAAAAATCACCTATACTTTGACTCACGATTTATGGTCCTTATTTAATTCTTGTTCGGTTTCAGAAGTTTCTGCCTGACAGATGTAGAAATGCCACGCATCAAGAACCAGATCGGTAGGCATATCGAGAATCTCAGTAAGGCTGCCTACGCCTCGCCCGTTTAACTGAAGGGCTATTCGTATCTGGGGTTCTAGTTCGTCGTGGATTTTGGCGCGTTGCCATCTACTCCCTTTAATGGGGTTGATAACAGCGATCCTAGGTTTTTGAAAAAAGGGACTAGGTTCAAAGTCGCCACCTCCCAAACGACAAGCAGGAAGTCTGCACGAGCATCTTCGGATTCAAAAGTATTTTTGGTAATTTTAATTCCTACCGAATCGTTAAGACTTTGGTATGTACATGATTCCATGCACTTCCATATAGCCTCTTGCACTTTATCGGACGTAGCCACTTTAATAACAATATCCTTAAGTTCACTAATATCCATTTTAAGGAAATTGGCAAAATCTAAGGAAGATCCCTGCGCCCCAAAAGGAATTCCAACAAGTTCTTTAAAGGTAGCATTGAATAAATTCATACCATCGTTGAATCTCGCTAATTGAAATCCAAGGGTGGCACCGCTTGATAGGGGAATGTTTTTCATTTAAGAATTACGACTGAATTTGGCGTGTACCCATTGCAAAGCGGATTTTCCAAATTGTGACACCTTGATCAGTATCACCTTCCACGTTGCTTTTAACTTCTGGTATAGCCATAGGAACGCCACCAGTTAATGTGTAACTGTCGTAAGTTACATTGCCATTGCCATCACCGATGATTTTAGCAATTGTAGCTTCTATTAAATTATAATTAGCAGGGAAATTAACAAAATTACGATATTCAGCATTAATGTATTGGTCGTTAATACTACCTCTAATTAAACGTAATGTTAATTCAGCAAGTTGACCCATAGCATTAAAAGCAATAATTGTGTTATTGTTTTTACCAGGTTTCATTGTGACGTACTCGTTTGGGAACGTCAAAGAACCAACATCGCCATCGGCAAGGTCAGTTTGTGTGATACCGTTGATTACGATAGTATCATTACCGTTTAGTGAAATATCCATGACTTATAAGATTAGTAGTTGATGTAAATGATTCCGTTGACGCTTTGAATAGCACCAGCGTATTTGATAGCAATTTGAACCAATGGAGCTATACGTTTAGCACGATCGGATTGTATTTGTTGTGAAACAGGTTGTGAATAAACGTAATAACCGAATTGTTTTATGTTTGTTGCTAAAGAAGCAGGGTTGCCAAATAAAGCACCTGTCCATGTGCCTGGTGCTAAGAAACCATTTGCTACTCCTTGATTAAGAACTTGGGCAATTGAACTTTTAATTGTGTTCATACCAGTTTCCGTTTGAGGAATCTTAGTAGAAGTTGTGCCAAGCGTATTAAATGTAGCTACTTGTAATGCGTTTAATAACCAAGTTAAGTTATATACATTATCTGAGTAA